CGATTGTCTTAGTTGTGCCAGCCGTAAACGCGTTGATAAGAATTCCGGCAAACGCGGCTTCCACGGTTTGACGAATGGAACCAGCGAAGTCCTGGCTGACCCTCCGCATAATTCCGTATTTGTCATCATCCCACATTTCACGGGTAACTTGAAACCCGAGGCCGTAGGAAACGTGGGTATAGCGCAAGGAACCACCCTGGATTGGCTCATCAAGGCTGATCGGCGTGCCTTCCGGTTTGGTAGGTACAGCGCCGAGACCAGCGATTAACTGATCTTCCTCGTACGCTTGTTCGGAGGGGTAAACGTTGAAGAGCTGGGAGTATTCTTCCGGGTGCATCTCCAAGTCTTCGTAAATGACGGAGAACAATCCTGGTGCGAGAAGTTGGCTGAAAGCGCCTCGTGTGGCAGCCATGATGTCTCCTTAGGTAGCCAATTGTTGAGCCGCGTGGGTTACGCGGAACTCGACCAAGCCGTTTAGCGTGCCGATTGCTGAGACCAAACTTACGATCTCGACGCATGCCCCTGCGGCTATGGTGGTGATGTCGTTAGCGATGAACCAGAAGTTATTACCCGCGTCTTTAACCAAGCCTCGGATGGAACCAACCTGAGCTTGAGCAAGGACCGCGTTGGCAGCGGTGGTGTTGTCACCGTAAACACCGATGAAGGTTGAAATATCGTTCGCTACGTAAAGTCCCATGGTACCATCAACTGCGACGGCACCGATGGGGAATACAGCTGCACCTGATTGGTTGGGGACGCCTTGACCGGTGGCTTGGGTTACACCCACTCCAGAGGTTGTAAGGTTGTGTCCGAATTCGGATGAAAACCCTGCAATGATCGCTGTGGCAACGGAGACGATCGCAGGGTTAGCAATGATGAACCCGGTAGCGCCCGCCACGTCGATTTGTACAGGGGTACCTTGAAGAAACGTTTGCCCGGACTTCTCACCAATACGCTGGATCTCAGCAACACCGGTAGCGTTGTTTTTGACCCGGTATGGGTAGATAGGTCGAGCGACTCCTGATGAAGCAGCCATCTATCTCCTATCCTCGAGGAGGTTTACCCACCTCGAATATCGGTGATCCCTGCTTTTCGGCTTCGTCTTTGAATACTCGAGGAGCATTATTTCTCTGGGCTTCGTTAATCTCGACGTACTCCTGTTGGAGCATCTCGTAAAGCCAGGAGTCGATCTCCATGAGGATTACGTCACCTATAACGTACGTGCCGTCTTCCTTGAGACCGTTGGCTTTCCAAGCAGGGTTCTTGGGGTCGTCATGCACTATTGTGAACCCAACCCAGGATAGCCTACCCATTTCACGAGTGTCGGTTATGTGAGCCCAGTAACCAGACTTGCCGGCAGGAGGGGTCACCTCTATTTGTGACCTACCCATATTCTTGCGTAATTCGCTAAAGCGACGTTTCTTTTCCTCTAGCGAGAGAGGCTCCACTTTGGGAGCGGAAGTCGGTGTTATTGGAGTCGCCATTATCGTTCTCCTTGGTTAAGCTTTTGTATTTCTTGGGCGATACGAATGCGGAAAAGCTTTACGGTATTATCTACAGGTTCACCCTGCTTACCGTAAGTATACGCGATACCTAAAGCCAAACGAGCTTGTTCCTTTTTGACGAGTAAATGAGGGAGTATTGGCTCAAGGAACCGAATTATATTCTTCCCGTAAATGCCCCAGTAATACATCAACTTTCGGTTCTCTACTTTAGGTCTATCCTTAAGACTCCCACCAAAAAGTTCAAGGGCTATATCTAGTGGTCTTCGGCAAGAATTATGTAGTACAGCACTTATACTAACATGCCCTTCCGGACCGATTCCTGGATCAATACTACCTTCTCCATCAAGGAAAGCTGCGAAGTACCCAAGTTCAATTTCCGTCGGAAGTCTAGAAGGTTCGAATTCAGGTTTAGGTAAGAGCCCTGATACAATCATTTTACCCTCCGATTATCAATGGTTAATGGTAATAGACCATCACCTTGTAGAATCTTGTCGGATTTACGGTATTGATCATGGGTAACCCCGAGCATGTCGGCAACCCGGCCGGCGGATTTAACGACGCCAGGTTGGTTACTGGTTCCGGGGAGGGTGACTTTGTATAGATCAGCATCAGATGGGGGAGCAGTACCACCAGGGTTACCAGGTTCGCCGATAATTGTAGGAGGGTTAGCCCGATCTTCAGCGGATAAACGTTCATGGGCGAAACCTTTCGCTTGGATGTAAACGGTTTCCCACATGGAGGGATCGGTTTGCTGGAAATCCGGGACTTGTTTCATAATGGTATCAACTTCCTTCTCGACACGGAGGAAGTCAGCGTGTTTTTCCATCACCTGTTTCTTAGCCATCCAAATGAGACTAGGACGGATAGATGCAGCTGCACGATCCCATTCAGCTTTGGTTAAGGCTTTAGCGGCGATACGTTTGTCTACTGAAGCGTTCGGGTCGTTCCACCATTCTGCCTTGTCAGGGGGAGGGGGTTCTGGAGGAGGCGTTACCGATGCAGGTGGACGTGTATCAAGTTCAGTTCGTAAAGCTGCTTCACGAGCTTGGTAATACGCGGCGATCTCAGCTGCGGATTTACCTTTCAATTCAGCAGGGAGATTATCACCTCCGGGTGGATCTACCCTATCTTGTGCTCCGAATACTGGACTTCCCATTTACCTCACCTCCTGTTCGCGTTTTCTCTTGGCTTCTTCAAGATCACGGTTGCGTTTGTCGAGCTCGTCGAATTCAGCCAAAAGACCTTTGACTTCAAGGGGAAGGCATTCTTCAATCCTGATTTGCTCTACCCGACCTTGAAGTTTGAATATCTCCATTACATCACATTCTTCCGCTAGCTTCCTCGCGAGCTCCGCGCGAGATCGAGCTAATATTCTGCGATAATTGCTGTAATCGCTCGATTGAAACAGGTTCATCAGATCCCGGCACTCCAACTCGGTTAGCTTGTTCAGCGCCAGCACGTGGGCTTCCTCCCAGAATCTCACGCACGTCGGGCAGGAGACGTTTACGGTCTCCGATGTCGAACGCGAAGAGGAGGCGGGAGGCGAGATCTTTGGCGCCGTCGAGAACAGTGAGAAGAACTTCCATAAGCGGGTGACCTTTGGGTAATTGTGAGACTGTGGCACTGGCTTCAACGATTTGTCGGTAGTATCCCGCCATCGTGTTAGCCATAAGAAGGAGACCTGTTCGGTCAACTTCCTTATTTGCGCTTGCATCCGATGCTGAAATGTTGAAGAAGAATCCTGGGTATTCTGAGGGTTCGTTACTGAGTTTGAAGGCTTTTTTGATTGCATTACCTTTTTCTCCCCATGCGATGTATTCGGGACCATCGGGACGGAATTGCTTGTAGGATTGGAAAATTAGGTTACCAATGTCGTGGAAGGGGTAGCGGGCTCGGTGGAGGTAAATATCAAGTCTACGGTTACCTTCAGCGAGTAAAGCCAGAGTGCCACCCGCGTTATAGATACCACGTTTACCTTGTAACACTCCAGCACCATAACCCTGCATTGGAGCGGATACTCCAGTGTATTGCTCCGCGAGGAACATAATGTGTTTTTCCTCGTCGATCATAGAGTTGTAGTTGACCTGGAGGTTCAAGACATCCATATCATCCATAGCTTCTAGTTCGAAGACCTTGCCCGGGTACCACTCACTAGATGGATTTGGACTATCCGCGTAACGTTTCTTTTTGAAGGTCGGAATGTTCCCGATAGTGTTAGAATCCCTGCGCGCGTTATGAATCTGAGCTTGCTCTTCTTGACTTTGCTCGATGATTTCAGGGATAGAGTAACCATAGATGAAATCCTCCCGAGGCATGAACTTGAGTTCCCCCCAACAGTGTTTTAACTTTTCATAAGGGTTGTAATACCCACGGAGGTAACCGTCTTTACCTGATACTTTGGGGTTGAAGGTAACCACGAGTTCGTAGGTCTTACCACGTTCAAGTTCGTAGTCAAACGTGGCTTCGATAGCGGTGTAAGGGCGGACTACGTCTTTGGTAAGATCGATACCTGCTTCGGTGGCTTGGGACTCACGAGCGGTACCGGATGAGGATTCAGGAGTGGTAAGAAGTTTATCGGCAGCGGTGGGATCCCAAATACTATTTGCGCTCCTCCAGAGGACTTCCTCTTTGGTTAAACGAAGGCGGTGGTAAATCTGACGAGCGTCACGAAGCCATTGAACGGTGATGGGGTTGACCCAAACGTCGTCAAATGCGATAGGGCGGAGGTCGAGATAGGATTGAGTGACTTCTTTCTGCTTGACGGATTTACCATCATCCGACAATCCTGAAACCTTCCACCTACGATCTTCGATCCAGGGACCTTTTACCATACACTGCCCGGTCTTGAAGGCACGGTAAATTCCACTATCGAAGATTTCGGGCAATCTAAGTTGGAACTTGGACCAAAATTCCATTCCTTCGGATAAGCTTTCTGAGTCCTCGTGAGTCATGCCTTCGACCAGGGCTTTGGGGCGCCACATAGGTTTGGTGGCGAGGATAAGGCCGAAGATACGAGCGGAGAGAATATCGGTGTGCATTCGGATGAGTTGAGGGACGAAGTTACTCGCACGGTAGAAGGGAGTGGTACGGATGGCTTCGAGAGGTTTACCACTATAGTTGTCCATCCATCGGGTGTATTTAGACTCAATTTGGGTGGTACGGGCTTTGGCGACGGGACCGAATCCATCCCTGGTCAAGAATCCTACCAATTCCGCTTTACGCTCGTCGGAGATCGGGAGTTCAATAACTCTAGGCATAACCGCCGTAATCCCTTTCTGTGTGGGTAAATGGTTTCCCGACTAGTTGCGCGGATACTCTAGCAGCCTTGTCGGATGCTATCTCTACATCACTAATGGGAGGTCGCAAGAGCTTGCACAAGTAAGCTAAAGCGTCGAACATATCAACCAAAGTTCCGTGAGGAAATTCAATAATTTGTCTGCGCAACTTCGTCATCCCTCGACGGAGATATATTCGTTTCTCTTGAGAGGGTTTCTGAGCGTACATACGAATGCGCTCTTCCTTCGACATAACGCCACCTTCAGGTTTGACACCGATTGGGGTGATTTTCCTGTGTGGGTTCTTGAGGAATCTACCGTCTTTAAGGTGTCCAGCGGAGCAATATGGACACTCCTGTTGATGAGCACGTTCCCTGCAAAAGTCTTCTACTGATTTTTGGGCACCTACTAATTCATAATGGTTTTTGTAAAATCTCCAACGGTCATTTATCTCATGCCAGTGCTCAACTGCTTCACCAATTGTACAGTTTTCCCCCAGACTCTCCAGAACGAAGATTCTACGGAGGGAGTCCATCCCAGCTCCGATAATCGCGTTCTCGGCAGACGCGGACTTGCCCCCGGCGCTCACATCGTACATTGACATACGAAGAAGCAGCCCCGTGTCGATCTGGGGGGTGCCATCACAGGGAACGATTGTGTGGCCATCTGGGGCAACATCGTATTCCTGAATCCAGTCAGATTCGAAATCAGTGCTGCCAGGCATAGAAGGGGTATTCATATACTGGCAGTTGAATTTGTAATCCTTCATTTCATCCCGAATTTTGGCGAGTGTGGTTAAATTCAATCGCTCCGGAAATGTTGGTTTACCATCTTCAATCGCTGAACGAATGTACCAAAGACCTTCGGGTAACATATCCATCATGACTTTACCGAAGACGTCAGCGAATCCGTGTTTCCATCTAGTACCGAGAAAACACCTCCTGCGAGTTTCCGGGTTCTCAAGGAGACCTCTACTGTATTGGATAAACGCCCAGGCAGCTTCATGATGAGCAGGACTATCCGCGTCGACTTCAGCTACCGGATCGTCGAATATAACTTCAGTGTAATGAAACCCGGTCCGCTTCGCGTTGATGCCATCACATGTGACTGTGGGCTCGTCAAAGGTACCTTCTCGGGGTAGGAGGATTTCTGCATCCGTCCATTTCGCTGAGTTCGGGTCTACCTGTTGTAATTCAGGGTATAACCATCGGAGTAACTTGTTGTTCAGGATGTTCCATTTAATATCGATCAGCGCTTTCTTTGCTATGGTATCGCTGGCTCCGATATTCAGGAACCTCTCGGTGTGATCTTGGAGATACCGCCAGAGCATGTATGCCTTAGTCCTGATTGTGGACTTGAACCCTCCCCTCATCATTAAGTAACCCTGGAGGGGGTCATTCATCCTTCGTTGGATCTCCTCGCAGAAAGGTAGATGTAAGTGATCCGTCAAGTCGCGATAGTTCATCACAACCTTGGCGAAGTAGTATAACGACGAGTCAGACTTATCCCTGAGTTCCTGCCAGAGGTCTTCAGCTTTGCCCGTCTCCGCTATCTGCATGATCAACGGGGTTTCCGTTGTCACTGTCGGTTACCTGCTTTCGTTGGAATTGCTCAAGTTCTTTGGCCGTTGCGGCAGCGTGGATTAATACCGCAGGGGAGATAAAATCATGTGACATTGACCCAGTGATATCCATCCGTTTAGTCCGGGATGACTTCGGGTCTCGGTCAAGGAGATCTTGACATACCTTTAACTTCAGTGTACTCGGACCGGTTAATTCTCCCATCATCGACATCATTTCCTCGAGAGCTGTAGCGGAGGCTTCCTCGAGCTTTTGCGCCATTTCAATTTGACTAGTGGATAGTTCATCAACCAACCTCTTCGCCATCTCACCCGAGTGTTCTCTCAACTGAAGCAAGAACTCAGGTTTCTTCGCGTGGAGGCGAATAGTGTTATAATTACACTTCATCTGGGTAGCGCACTCTTTTAAGGTGAACCCAGTCAAGAGCAAACGTAAGAGTTCTTCTTGCTTAATCGTCGCTCGTGCGGGATGCGCCCACGAAGATGCTGGTTCCATTCCCATTTACTGATCCTTAGGTAAGGTTACCCCACCTTCAGGCGGCATTTCTTTAACATGTTGTTTGTGATGGGGTTCTGCCGGCATTTGCAAATGAGTTGATCCAACGTTGCGACCCTGGTTAAGATCGGTTGCTTGATCCGAGTGCCGACGTCCCGACATGTGTTGTTTGTGTCGACCCATCCCAGGCATTCCAGCCACGGTTTCACCAGCATCCGTGGTATGCTCTCGGTACAACATATCCGGAGCTTCTAACCCCGGAGTCGCACCTCCGTTTAGGTTAACGTGGTATAAAACCACTGCCGAGCCCTTGTCATCCTGGGCTAACGATGCTGGTCCCTCAGACCTGGTCCTGGCGTCACCTTCCAGGATCGGCCGCTTTTCCAGAACTTCCTTGTCATGGTTCCTTTGTTGAATGGGAACCTGAACATTGGTTTGGCTCATATATTACTGATCCTTCGGCAGCGGTCCCGTCGATCCATGCAACGAGCCAAGTGGCGGCCCGTCATTATCATACGGTTCCTCCACCCGGTTGTGAAATATCACCACCGACCCAACCGCCACACTCGACCTCGCGCCGGTTGCAGCATGCCCTTCCGGAGGCGTCAACGTATCCGGTTTCTTCTCACTCCCCGCAGGTAAACTCTCACGTCTTTCTTCCATATTATCCTACCTTTCTG